CGTCTTCGCATTGGGGTTGCTCCAGACGGTAATGCACCCTCCACCCGCCGCGGTCTCCGGAGAGTCGCCGAAGTTGAAGCCATGCCCGTCGGCCTTGTTGAACGCGATCACCACGTCGCCAACCGGCACGTCGTTGTTCAGGTCGGGCCGGATCTGGAACCCGGTGCGGTTGCCGCCCATCAGGTTGTTCTCAAGGATCCAGGTCACGCCACGCGAACTCTTCAGGTAGGCCGAGTGCTCCTGGAGGTCGATGCCAGGCGACCCCGGCTCGTGGCCGCGCCACTGGTGACGGCGCCAAACTAGCGTCTCCCACTTGTCGATATGCATCCCGGAGGTGTGCATCTGCGCGCCGGTGTGATCTCGCGAGGCGAGCCACCAGCAGCCGTCGATGATCAGCTTGCCCACGCCGTCATTGGCTCGGATGACGAACGAGTCAACGTCGCCTCGCAAGCCGATGTTGTAGGCGCCGATGTACTTGGCGAAGCCCCAGTTGCGCGTCCAGCTCAGGATGACTTCGCATTTCTGGTCGAGGCCCACGAACTCGATCTCGATGTCCTGCCAGCCCCCTGCGCCGTCGCCCTGGGTAACGCTCTGGTCGCCCTCGGAGTTGTAGACGCCACAGACGATCGCCTCCTTTGCGTTTCCGTAGACGCCGAAGGTGATGGGCAACTCCTGGCCCGCGGCAACGCTGGCTCTATAGGCATAGGCAACGGCGTTGCCATTGTTTCCGGGGGTTGCGTCGGGCAGGCCAAGAGTTGATCGGATAACCCCGTCCTCACCCACGAGCCACTCGCACTCGGCTATCGTGGGGATGACGTAGTAGGGGAACGGAGGAAGGTCTGCGGCAAAAGGGGCCCCGGCGAAGCTGGGGGGAGCGGCCCCGGGCGGTGTCGGCTCCGGTACGGGCTCGGGCTCCGGCTCCGGTACGTCGAAGACATACGTCAGGAGCTTCCCCTCGGCGGAGGTCAGGCTCTGCTTGGCCTCGTGTATGTCATCCCAAACCGCGCGCAGCTCGGTAACGTCGCGCTCACCCTGGGGAACAACCTGAGCGCCGCCCCAGGCTGCGATGCCTGCGGTGGTCCCGATGAGGGCTATGACGATGGGGATGGGTAGTGAGTCCTTCATTTTGTACTCGTCGTCGAGCGCTCTCTCGCGCTGCTCAAGCTCGACCTCTCGGGCATCGAGCATGCGTGTCCGGTAGGCGTCGCCCATAGCTCCGTGATAGCTTTCGGCCATGCCTGTAGCTCACTCACTCGGCCTCCGGCGTATCGTCCGCGTCTTCGGGCTCTTCTTCGGGGCCATCGCTGGGGGCGTTGCCCACCAGGGCTGCGTCCTCCGGGTCCATGACCACCTCGATCTGCTCGGGCAAACCAAGCAGCTCGCGCACAGCGTTGATGGCCGGGTCTTCCCGGTCAAGCACCGCGCCCGCGCGGGCCATGTCGTCCAGGGCACTGGTCACCTCGGACACCTCGCGGTGCTGCAGCTTCTCCGGGCGCAGGTCGGGCTTCAGCTCCGGATCCCACCCGTTCAGGATAAACAGCGAGTCGATCAGGTCCCGCTTCAGCGCCCAGCGTATGTCGGCCAGGGAGCTATCGACCATCAAGGAGAAGACTCCGGTCTTGTCCTTTGCCATGGCAAGCGAGCCCCCTCCGTTCTCTCCAAGCAGCAGGCTCTCGGTGCCGAAGTTGCGGGCTATCTCCCGGTTCATGCGCTGGATAGATGTAACCAGGGCAGTCAGGGTTGTTCCGCTTGCGTTGGACGACAGGAGGTCCATCGACCACTGACTTTGCGCCGTGGGCGTGGCCGCGTCGTCAAGACCGGTGTAGGGCAACGAGTCGAGCACTAGACCGAGGGCCTTGCGCCCACTTTGCTTGGTCCTGTTCTGAATGAACTCCTCGACCGTTGCCACTCGTTGAGCTATCTCCGTGTCCTTGAGGCCCTGGCTGCGCATCACCGAGTATGGGGCCTTGGCCACGGGGATGCCCTCCAGGTCGGTCTCGAACCCACCGACCTCAAGCGCCTCTAGCTTCTGCAGTCGCTCGGCGGTCGGGAATACATGACGGAGGATGCCGAGCCCCTCGGGGGAGTCGGTGAGCGAGTCATCTACCACGTAGACGAGCCTTGTGCGCGGCAGGTATATCTCTTCAGAGGTCTGCGGGCTGCGCTGAACGACTCCGTGCACCGTGCCGGTGGCGTCGATGTCCCACCGCTCGATCGTCCACTGCGCGCGTGGCTCGACGTCGAGTAGGCCGATGACTCCATCCTCGCGCCGCATGGCTGTCCACTCCTGGGCCGAGTAGCCATGCGTGCGATACGTCCCCGCGCGGCGAACGATCTGCGCCCAGGGGGTGTTCGAGTTGAACAGGATGTTGTCGATCAGCTCCGCCAGGTCCTCGCCCGCCTTGCCCGAGTCCTTCGGTGGGACGACAGACCAGGAGGCCTTGCCCAGCAGGTTCAGGTAGTACCGAACGCTAGATGCGACGATGGAGACGTTGGCGAGCAGGTCCGAGAAGGTCCTCCAGCGCGCCTCGCCTGAGAGCTTCGGGTTGGTCTCCTTGTTGTCAACGTACCCGCCATACACGGCCGTTCCGCCGACGCCGATAGTCTTCGTGGGGGACACGCGCTGCGTCCGCACCGTGACAAGGTTGCTGTCCAGGAGTTCAGGCATGACGCCAATACCCTAACCCCCGATGAGCCGAGGAGAAGCCCCCAACAACGGAACCCGACTCTGAATGAGCCTCCCATACGCCCTGCTGGCGGCGTCAATGTCGTCTAGGAACTCCCCACGGGGGAATACGCAAGCGTTCTGGATGAACGTGTCATTCCACGCGCCTCGCACCAGATACAAGTTACCGGCCTCGGCTTGGGAGGCCAGGGGGCGTGCCCGATCGACCTTCGAGCCGCTTTCCGGGGAGAAATGCAACGTGCAACCGTGCATGTGCGCGGCGATGTGGCGCTTCTGATCCTTGCCAGCCTGGCCCGGGTCTTGGGGGATGGACTGAACAAACCCGTGCCCATCCTGGATCGCGCAGGTACGGATCCGGTCGTAGACCTCCGACGGCCTCCACTGGCCCCGCACCGCGTCCAGGATGACGATCGATCCGTCCTTCAGGCGAGCCATCTTGACGCCGGCCGTGAACGACCCACCCCCCTCGGTCGCCGCGAGGTCCCACCCGCGGCACCCCTTGTCGATCTCGTCGGGCCGCGGAGGTGCGTCGAGGAACTGGAAGTCCTTCTGCTGGAACATGCCCCCACCGCGAGGGGACGGTCGCTGCTCAAGCTGGCCGGCCTCGGCGTACGATCCGCCGAACGCCCTGAAGGACGCGCGCAGCTCGGCCACAGTCTCTTCGTCAAAGCGTTCGGGCCACAGCAGCTCACCGGGCTCCCTCGGATCAACGAAGTGCGTTGATGGGTACGGGTGATCGGCGTCGTAGGTCATGGGCAGGCACAGGTGCGTGTAGCCCAGCTCCTTCGCCAGGATGAAGCCGGACACGTCGCGCTCGTGGACGCGCTGCATGATGACGATGGTGGCCGTGTCCTTGTTGTTCTTCCGTGTGGGCAGCGTCTCGGCAAACCAGCGGATCACGTCCTCGCGGATCGTATCGGACTCGACCTTGTGGACGTCGTGCGGGTCGTCGATGATCAGGCGGTCGCCGCGGTATCCGACGATGGACGCCCCGACGGACGAGGCGAACCGCGTCCCCTGGAACGTGTTGTGATACGCCGTCTTCATGTTGGCGTCGCCCTTGAAGTCGAAGTTCTTCCCCCAGCGCGTCTGATACCACTCGCCCTGCATGATCTCGCGGCACCGCACCATGTGCTGCACCGACAGTCCGCGCTCGTACGACGCCGAGATGAACTGCGTGGAGGGACGGTTGAGCGGACCCCACTCCCAAGCCGGCCAGTAGATATTGACCAGCATCGACTTGGTACATCCCGGCGGGACGTTGATCAGTAGGTTCTTGATCTCGCCGCTGGACACCGCCTCCAGGTGCTCGCACATAGCGTCGAGCGCCCAGCCGCCGATGAACGGTGTGGCTGGGTGGAGCTGCTCCCAGCCCATACGCATGAACTCCCCGAGAGACTTAGCGCAGAGGCGCTTCTCAATTTCGAGAGACAGATCCGTTGACCGCGCCATTAGGCACTGTCTTAGATCCAGCTCCATCTTCGAGGGCTTTTGCGATGTCGTGGAGTTGTCGGAGTTGGGAGACATCGAGTTCGTCCAGGTTGCTCAGCACCGGCTCGGCGGCCTTAGTGTCCTCTTTGACGTGCAGGCGCTCAACGGTAGACCATCCGGCCCGCGTCTTCAGCCAGAAGATCATCGAGGTGACGTCGCCAGCGATAGCCTTGCTGTATAGCGTGCCCGCGACCTTGGAGTTCGCGATGATGATCCCGGCACGAAGCTCGTACGGGTAGTGCTTGGTGAGCGTCTTGATGTTCAACTTCATCACCAGCGCAATGTCCGGCTGGCGCTGTCCGAGCGCCGCCAGGTGCTCGACCTTGGCGCGGGTCTCGTCGGTAGGCGTGTGGTACCGAGAGTTCTTCTTGTGTTCGCTGGGATCTTTCTTAGCCGGCATCGTTGCCTCCTTTGGACTCGGGCTGCGCAGCGACCGTCCAGAGCTTCCCGCAGTTCGTGCACGACTGCGACGCCGAAAGTTCCAGTGCGACCAGCGCTGCAAAGCCCGAGTCGATGATGGCCTTTGCACATCCAGGGCACCAGGGACTGTCCATCTACTTCACCTCCTTGGCCTTAAGCAAGGCGTCATACGTCTTGCCCTTGCACTTGGCTTTGGTCTTCGTTCGGTCCTGGAAGCGCTGAATGATCACGTCCACGTATCCTGGATCGATCTCCAGCCCGAAACAAGTCTTCTCCAGCAGGTGGGCTGCTATGAGCGTCGTTCCTGACCCCAGGAAGGGGTCATAAACCTCATCGAAGGTATGGTTTCGCATGGGACGGCCCATGCACTCCAGCGGCTTCTGCGTGCTGTGATTGTTCTTGTCGCCATCGTCGCCCATGGAGATTTCCCATACCGTGGACTGCGATCGATCGCCGGCCCAGTTGGACTTACAGCTCTTGCGCACGGCATACCAGCATGGCTCGTGCTTCCAGTGGTAGTCGCCTCGGCTGATCGCGAAGTTGTTCTTCGCCCACACGATCTGCGTTCGGATCTCGAAGTTGGCTTCGTGGATGTTCGCGGCGACGATGCCGCAGTACTTGCCCCCGTGCCAAACGTACATCACGTTCCCGGGGAACAAACGCCAAGCGTCCGTCCAGTCAACCTTGTCATCGTTGGAGACTTTGCCGGTGCTGCGCGAAGGCTTCG